GCACTTTTAATTTAGCTTTATACACAAGTTCAGCAACTTTAGGAGCATCCACAACTGCTTATTCAAGTTCTAATGAAATAACAAATACTTCAGGAACAGCGTATAGTGCAAAAGGAAAAGCTTTAACAAGTGTTACACCAACATTGGATTCATCCACAGCAGTTTGTGATTTTGCAGATGTCTCTTGGACATCAGCTTCATTCACAGCTAATGGATGTTTAATTTTTAATGATTCACATTCAACAGACGCAGCAGTTTGTGCAGTGGCATTTGGTGGAGATAAAACAGTTTCTAGTGGAACATTTACAATTCAATTCCCTGCAGCAGCAGCTTCAACAGCTATAGTAAGAATAGCATAAGGAGGGACTCCTTATGTCTACATCAGTTTGGGGCGGGGACGATCCCTCGGTAGCCTGGAATGAAAATGCCTGGGCATCTAATACAATTACTCAATCATTAACTGCTCCTTCAGCATTAACTTCTAGTGTAGGTTCTATTTCAGCTTTTCCTGAGGAAGGTTGGGGTAGGCAGCAATGGGGCAACTCTGGTTGGGGTGTAGAATATTCCGTAGCTTTATCAGGTTTAAGTGCAACAACTAGTGTAGGAAGTGTAACTGCTGCTCAAATTATTACTGCAGAACTTACTGCTCCTTCAACATTAACTGCTTCTGTAGGGTCTCCTTCTTTAGATTTAACTTCTATCATAGCTTTATCAGGTATTAGTGCTACTGCCAGCGTAGGAGATTTTGATAATGCTGGTACGTTAGTTGGCTGGGGAAGAAATGGCTGGGGTGAAGAACCATGGGGAGATTCATTTAATAAATTAGTTCAACTAACAGGATTAAGTGGAACCTCATCAGTAGGGTCTATTGCACCAGCGGATGTCATGGGATTAACTGGAGTAGATGCTACTGCTTCTGTAGGTTCTATTTCTCCTGCGGATGTCATGGGATTAACAGGGGTTTCAGCAACTATTTCTTTAGGTTCAGTTGATCCTGCAATTGTACAATCTTTAACAGGAATTGGAGTTACTGCTTCGGTAGGATCTATTGCACCGGCTGATGTAATGGGTTTAACAGGAATAGAAGCTACTGCTTCAGTAGGATCTATAACAACTGCAAGTGTTGAATTAATAGATATAACAGGAGTAGGTGCAACAGCTTCAGTAGGATCTATTTCCCCAACAGAAATGGCTGTAGGATTATCAACTGCAGGAGTAGCAACGACTGGAGTAGGATCTATTTCCCCAACAGAAATGGTTATGGGATTAACTGGTATTTCTGCTACTATTAGTCTAGGACAAATTGGTGGTCCAATAGCTTGGAATAAATCTACAGCTACACAAGGTGGTAGTTGGAGTAAAAAAACAGCTACACAAGGGGGTAGTTATAGTCAGTCTACAGCTACACAAGGTGGTAGTTGGAGTAAAAAAACACCACCTGATTAATATATGATATTGACATTATGTATAAAACAAAATAAAAATAAACTATTAAGCAGGAGATAAATTATGGCTTCAACATATACACCATTAGGTGTTGAAAAAATGGCAACTGGCGAAAACGCTGGTACATGGGGAACAAAAACTAATACTAACTTAGAAATTATAGAACAATTAGCTGGTGGTTATACAACACAATCCATCGCATCAACCCCTACTACATTATCTGTTTCGGATGGATCAACAGGAGCAACTCTTGCTCACAGAATTATAGAATTTACAGGAACAATTGGTGAAGCTACTACGGTAACAATTCCTATAGATGTTCAAGATTTGTATATAATTAAAAATAACTCATCAGGTGCATACACAGTTACATTTAAATATGTATCTGGTTCAGGATCTACGGTACAATGGTCTTCTACAGACAAAGGTACAAAAATCATTTATGCAACGGCTAATGATGGCACTAATCCTGATATGGTGGATGTATTCGCTACATCTTCAGAAATTACATTAGCTAATGCTAATGCATTAAAATTAGGAGACGCTGATACTTCAGCTTATGTGGGCTTAGATGCCCCATCTACAGTAAGTGGCTCTTATACAATAACGCTTCCAGCAGCAGTAGCTGGTGGGGCAGATTATGCACTAACAACATCAGATAGTTCAGGAAATATGCAGTGGACAGCTACCTCAGGATTTGGTATATCCACAGGAAAAGCTCTTGTACTAGCGATGCTTTTTTGATAAACAAGTAAAGGAATTAAATTATGGCAACACCGAATCTAGCGTCAGTCTCAACGATAACACCTAAGAATGCTATGGGCAACTTGGGCGATACAAACAGAACAACTATGATTGATGTAACAGCAGAATATGCTGCAAAAGTAAATACGATTTTAATCGCTAATGTAGATGGCACTAACGCATGTGACGTTACAATAGAAGTTAGTAATGACAATGGAAGCACTTATTATAAAATTGGAAGTACGATTTCTGTTCCAGCAGATTCAACATTAAGTTTTTTGGATTCTACTGGACCTATTTGGTTAGATGAAACAGATTTATTAGCCGTTACCGCAGGAACAGCAAGTGATTTAGCATGGCATGTTTCTTATGAGGAAATGGCTGACTAATAAAGGAGGATATTAAAAGATGCCTAAAATAATTAAAATGGCTAAAGGGACCTATACTACAGCCGACATTACTGTAGATTCAGAAGGAAGAATTATTACTGCTTCTTCAGGATCAGGTGGGTCTGGACCTCTTAACTTATTAAAAATAGCTGCAGGACCTGCTTCTGGAAATTTTGATACATCAGCTAATTCAAGTCAAGTAATTGCATATATTGGTGGAGCCGGTGGTGGGCAAGGTGGTCAAAATTCTACCGGTTCATGGGCATGGCAACAAAATGGTGGAATCGGTGGTGCTGGTGGTTTTGGATTTTATACTGCAGCTGTCACAGGAGGTTCTACAGTAGCTTATAATGTCGGAGCTGGTGGTGCGGGTGGAAATCCAGGTCACGATGGAAATGCTGGATCTGCCGGTGCAACTTCGACAGTAACAAACGTTGGAACTGCCAACGCTGGTAATGGCGGAAATGGTGCAATGGCAGGACAAAATTCTGATGGAAATGCAGGAAACGCTGGAAGTGCTCCAGGTGGAACTGTAATACCTACTGATATTACTATAATAGATACATCTAACGTAACTGCTGGTGGAACTGGTCATCCTTCAGGAAACGCTGGAAAAGGTGGAATCATCTATGTTTATGAACAGTAGGAAATAAATATGGCTTACGCAATTTTACCAAAAGATGTTTCTATAAACCAGCTATGTAGAATAGCTGAAGATGATACTGAAAAAAATAGTTTTAATATTATTGAAAGTGATTATAGAATTATTGAAATTTCAGATTCTGATTTTACAGGAGTTCAACAAGACACTAAAGTAGTAGATTCTTCTACTGTTGATTCTGTTACTTTTGTTGATGTAGCAACTAAAGAATCTCCTACTGATCCAGGACAATTTATTGGAGAAACGGTTATACAAAATGAAGATATGTTAACAACACATCTTAATGAAAGAATTCAACGTATTGATGCATTTTTAAAAAATAATCCTACTAATCCTATGTATAGTTTTTGGAATACTTATAAAACTACTTTACAAAATTTTGATCCTAGCGTGATAAGTTTTCCTCATACAGGATCATGGGAAAAATATTGCGCAGATAATGGAATAGCATATAAACATCTACTACAGATTCCATAATTTAAACTCTTTACATTTTTTTAATTTATGATATCTTTCAATTATGAAAGAAGATTTTAAAGAAGATTTTACACACCCATTAAATTTAGTTAGTTATTTAAGAATTTATGATAACGTTCTCTCTAAACCTATTCATGAAAATATTATAGACATTAGTAAATCTCCTATTGCTAAATTTAAAAAAGCAACAATTCATCAGGATACTACTATAGGAACATGGAATCCCAAAGTAAATGAAAAAATTAGATTAACGGAACATTGGGGTTTAAGTAATCTTGATGAATCTAAAACATGTCAATATTTATGTAATTTATTTAGAAATGTCTTGTGCACTTATATAAGAAAATATATGCAATCTATTTCTTTAAAAAATAATGGTTTTTCAATTAATAACATTGAATTTCTTAAATATGTTAAAGGAGGACATTATGTCTTTCATCACGACGATTGTGCAAATAATCCAAGAACTTTTAGCTGTATATATTTTGTAAATGATGATTATGAAGGAGGGGAACTATGTTTTTCTACTCTTGGTTCAAGTGCTGATAAAATTCCTCATTTAACGGTCCCTCCTCAAGCTAATTCACTTATTATATTTCCTAGTAGCTTTTTATATCAACATAGAGTAAATCCTGTAATAAAGGGAGAAAGATATTCAATTATTTCATGGCTAAGAGCATAACAAATAAAATAATTAAAAATTTTTTAAGTAAAGAAGAATTAAAATTAATAGATAGTTATCTTTCTTTACGACATAAATTTAATGAAAATATAGAATTATTTCCACCAACAAACGATGCTAGTCTTAATTTAACTGGACTAGGATGGACTGGAGTAAGTGGTTATGGAGACCTTCTATGTGATTCTTTATTGCTATGCAAAAAAGAATTAATGGAAAAAGAAACTGGGTTATCTCTTTTACCTACTTATGCTTACTGGAGAATGTATACTTATGGTTCCTATTTAAAAAAGCATAAGGATAGACCTTCGTGTGAAATAAGCGTAACCCTTCATTTAGGAGGGGATAAAAAATGGCCTATCTTTGTAGAAGGTAAATCTTTCTTATTAAAACCTGGAGATGCAATTATATATCGAGGGTGTGAACAAGAACATTGGAGAGAAAAATTTTACGGAGATTGGTATTCACAGTTATTCATCCACTATGTGAATGCTAATGGCCCTAACAAAGAGTGGTACAGAGACAAAAGAAAGGAGTGGGGCACACCCCCAGGTTTTAAATGAAAATAATACAAACGGAAGATGGCGGAGGTGAATTAATTTTTTCTGATGAAGAAGTAAAAATATTAGAAAAAAGAAAAAAATTAATTTTTACTCCAGAAGGATTTATTCATTTTGGTAACAATTTAGCAAGAATACTTTTGGAATTTGCATCGCAAAGACCTGAACATTTAAAAAAAATAACATCTTTTACTAATGATAAATATGAAGGAAAATAAAATTTTATTTTCTACAGATGTTTCTTTTAAAGAAGTAGAAGATATTAAACCTATCCCAGCCGTTAGAGATATACCTGAATGGTATAAAAAATTATCGGCACATGGGGTAGGAAAATTGAATATCAAAGGATGTCAACCAGTTCAAGACGCTTTAACCAGTGGTTATCTTTTAAGACTTCCACAGGATATGGAAATAGCTTATAATTTTTTTAATAAAGATATAGGTAAAAAAGTAATCTCAGTTAATTTTGCTATGGAAAAAAGTCATTTTTATCACAACTTATTACAAACACATCCTCAAGCACATGATACTGCTCAAGTAGGAGGAGAAAACTCTTTTCTTGCACAAAAAAATAGTCCGGAAGGCAAATCCCCTATTCCTAAAATAATGAATCCTTTTAAAATTTTAACTCCTCCTGGTTATTCATGTTTATTTTTACCTCCTCTATTAAGAGAATATGATCATTTTCATATTATTCCAGGCGTTGTAGATACGGACACATATCATCAAACTATAAACTTTCCATTTACATTTAACAAAGATAAATATCCTTCATATAAAAAAATATTTAAAAGAGGAACCCCCTATGTTCAAGTCATCCCCTTTAAAAGAAATAATTGGAAAATGGAAATAGAATATAAAGAGGATTTTAGAAATGCTGATTTTAATTGGGGAACTAAAATTATTCATCGATATAAACAGCTTTTTTGGAATAAGAAAAAGTACTCCTAAAGCCAAACTTTTGGCCCTTTGCAAAGCAAAATTAATATGGTAAGAGACCGGATAGGTATTTCTTCAACAAGAAATATATAATATAATGGGTTTCTATGTTACAAAAAATAGGTTTTTTACCAGGATTCAATAAACAACTTACCCCTACGGGAGCTGAGGCTCAATGGACTGGCGGTGAAAATGTACGTTTTAGATATGGTACTCCTGAAAAAATAGGAGGTTGGCAACAGTTAGGAGATAAATCTTTAACTGGTGCAGCGCGTGCTGTTCATCACATGGTTAATAATGATGGAATTAAATATTCTATTATTGGAACTAATAGAATTTTATATACATATTCTGGAGGAGTGTACTATGATATTCATCCAATTAAAACTGACTTTGGAGCTTTAACTGATAAGTTAGCTTCTACGAGCGGGTCTGCTGTTCTTACAATTACTTTATCTACGACATCAGGAATGACAGCAGGAGATATTTTATATCTTGAAAATGTTACGCCGCCAACAGGTTCTGGTTATTCTGCATCTGATTTTGATGAAAAAACTTTTATGATAACTGAAGTAGTTGATGATACTTCTGTTACAATTACTATGGGATCTACTGCAAGTGCAACGGCTACTGATGGAGATTGTTCTGTTAAGTGGTATTACCCCGTGGGTCCAGCTGAACAGGTTGGAGTTTATGGTTGGGGTATATCTCAATTTGGTGGTACGGTTAGTGCGCCACAAACTAATACTTTAGATGGAGCATTAGGAGATAATGTTTATGGAACCGGA